GGGTTTAGGAACTATTGATACACAAAGATTAATGAAAGAAGGAAACTTAACTTCTAGAGCTTTGCCAGGATTTATGTATCTATTTAAATATGACCCTAAAGATAAAAACATGCCTTATTATGACATGTTTCCTTTAGTAATACCGTTTAGAAGAATGAATGAAGGGTTTGTTGGAATAAACTTTCACTACTTACCCTATCCAATTAGATTAAATATATTAAAGGAATTTGAAAAGTATGCTAATAATAAAAATCTTAACGAAAGAACAAGAGTTAGATTAAATTATAGATTAATTGAAAGTAGTAGAGTTTTTAGATTTGTTAATCCAGCTATAAGAAGATATAACAATCAACAATTAAGATCTAGATTATTAACTATTCCATTTAATGATTGGAATGTTGCTTCACAACTACCAGTACAAAAATTTAGAAAAGCTACTATGGAAACTGCAATAAGAGATTCTATAAGAAAATTTAGGAAAACAAAATGACAATAGGAGAACAATCATATTTCAATCTTGAAACCTTCAAGCATGAAGTACTAAGCAAAGGTCTTGCAAGAAATAATAGATTTGAATTAATTATAAATGTTCCACCTATACTCGAAGAAGGAGAGTTAGGTATTTCACATCCAGGATCAAGTGATCAAATGAAAGTTATAGTTAGTCCTAACAATACTAAAAGAGTTTCATTGTTTTGTGAAACTGCTTCTTTTCCAAATCATAATATTCAAACAAAACCTTATAGAATTTATGGTGTTCCATACCAAAGACCTGTAACTTCTGAATATGGTGGTGATGGTATTGCATTTACATTCTATGTTGATAGAAGTATGGTAGTTAAAAATTTCTTTGATGCTTGGACTCAATCTATAGTTCAAAAAAATACTTTTCTTGTAAGTTATCAAAAAGATTATGCTGTAGATATGACTATAAAACAATTAGATGAACAAAATAACGTCACGTATGAAAATATTTTAGAAGAAGCATTTCCAAGAAGTTTAAATTTAATGGAATTAAACAATTCAACACAAGGACAAACACATAGATTGATAGTCTTATTTGCATACAGAAAATGGAATAATCCTGCTATTCCTAAATTAAATGATGTGGAGTTGAGTGGATAATAATGATAAGGAGTAACAAATGGCTTTGCCTGTTCTTGAAACACCGACGTATGAATTAAATTTGCCTTCAACAAACCAAAAAGTATCTTACAGACCTTTTCTTGTAAAAGAACACAAAGTACTAATGACACTAAGCAAATCCAGTAATGATGAAATATACAGAACTGTAAATGATTTAATTGAGTCATGTACCTTTGGTAAAATTGACAAAGAAAAATTATCAAGTTTTGATACTGAATATGTTTTTCTAAACATTAGATCGAGATCAATAGGAGAAAAAGTAAAAATTAAGTTGGTATGTAATAAATGCCAAGATGAGCTTCCTACTGAAATAGATTTGTCTAAATTAGAAATCGAAAGAGAAAATGTTGATCACGAAATAAAACTTAGAAATGACACTTCAATGAAATTGAGATTTCCAAAGTTTTATGAAAAAATGAACATTGTTGAAGGTGATGAAAATGATATAATGGAAAGAGTTGCAGATTGTATTGTAAGTGTAAAAACAAAAGATGATTTCTTCGATAAGTTTACCAAAGAAGAAGCTCTTGAGTTTTTATTGCAATTAACAACTGAAGAGTTTAATCAAGTTGAAGATTTTTTTGGTAAAATGCCTAAAGTAGTATTAAATACTCAAGCAGAATGTCCAAAGTGTAATGTTACATCAAAAGTTAAATTACAAGGACTAACTGATTTTTTTCTATAACTCTTTCTCATGATGATTTAATTAATTACTATCAGACTAATTTTTCATTGATGAATCATCACAAATATTCATTAGCAGAATTAGAAAATATGATACCATGGGAAAGAGAGATTTATGTAAATATGTTAGTTAACTATATAAAAGAAGAAAACATGAAATTAAAAATGCAACAACAGAATCAAAAACATGCTACCTAATTTACCATCTTACGCACAACAAATTCCAGTGCAACCTATGAATCCATCTGTTGCAGCTCAAAATGTAGCTGCATCTTTAGGAAGAAGACAACTTATTGCATCTAGAAATGAACCTTTTGGTGTAGATAAAAAATCAGCTGAACTTGCTGAGCAACAAGTTGCTGTCAGCAAAGAAGGTTTAGGCTTACAAGAAGCAATGTTAAAAGAGTTAAGCCAGTTAAAAGAAATAAACAAAAAAATGATAATAGGTTCAGTTCAAGGAACTAGAACTTCTTCAAGAGAAGCAAGTATGTTTGACAGAGCACAAACATTTGCTTCAAAACAGAAAAAAGGTGGTTTGGCTGCCAAATTAGCAGCAGTAGCAGCTGAAGGAGGAATAAAAGGAAAACTAGCTGCAGGAGTTTTGCGAGCTGGTTCTGGTCTTAAAAATTTTGGTAAAGATATAGGTATGGGTGCTTTAAAGACAGCAGTAGGTGTAGGTGGAGCAGTTGGACTTGCTAAATTTGGTCCTCAAATGTTAGATGCTATGGGATTAAAAGATACATTAGTTGATGAAGATCCAAATGCTGCAGCAAAAGGCATATTAAGTACCTCAGTTGGTTCTTCAGCAACTGGTGATAAAGAAAGGGGTATTTTTGAAACCTTAAGTAATATTGATAAAAATTTAAAAGAATCTTTTATTTTAAAAAACCCATTTGAAAAATTAAAAACCACTTTAGAAGGAGGGACTAATTTAGTTCAAGAAGGTTTTGATGCAGCAAAAGATAAAATTGTCGATGGTGCAGAAAAAGCAGGTAATCTTTTTGATAAACTTAAATCTGAAGGTGGTCAATATTTTAGATCAATAAAAGAAAATGTTTTACAAGGAGTAACTACCGATCAAGGTCGGCAACTTGCTATGTCTGGCACCGGTGAAAAAACCCAAATGCTAGAACACCTTGGTGGTGGATTAACTAGACGAAATGTTTCTAAAAATGGTGCATTATCTGGAGCTCCTAATTTAGCAAGAATGCTGAGCCCTGAGGAAAGAGATAAGATGCTTCAAAATGAAATAGATGCATTCCAAAGAAAAGCCACTGAAATGGATAAACTTGCTGAAGATCATATGGCTGGTAGAAAATATGAAGATATACCTGAAAGCGAAAGAATGCAATATGATGATGCAGTAGCTGCTGCTGAAGATGCTAGAAAAGGTATGTCACAATATCAAGCATTACAAAAAGACGTTAAAGATAAAGGAGCAATGCCAGAATTTAGAGAGGGTGGATATAAGTATGATCTAAAAGAAAATTTTGAAATGAGTGATGGTAGTTTAAGTATAAAACAAACTAAAGTAACTCCTTTTGAAGATGATCCTTTTGGTATTGTGAAATCCAAGTTACCTACAGAATCTCAAACTATGAGACCAACTAAAAAATCTACTGGTGAAAAATTAAAGGGTTTCTTTCAAAATTTATTTAAATCTGATAAACAAAAAAATAAAGAAAAATTAACAGAAAAAAATAAAGAAACATTAACGAATATTCATATGGATGTTTCAAAAGAATTGAGCTATTTAACAAAAGATTTAACTGAAGAACAAAGTAAAAAGTTCCAAGAAGGTATTTTAAACCGTATTGAAAGAAGATCTAAAGAACCATCTGATCTTGATGAAAAATATAATAAAGAGCATAAAAGAGAGAGGTTATTTGTTCAAGGATTAGTTGCACACGTAAAAGATCCAAATAGTAAAAGTTCTACATTTAGAGAGGGTAAACTTGTATCTGACAAAGGAGCAAGTTCACAAGAAAGTGTACAAAGCGATTTAACATCAGAATACGAACAATCTGGTAGAAGATCAATGATGTCTGAAAGAGCTCAAGAATTAGAAGATCTAGCTAAATTTGCAGAACAAGAAGGTGTTACTAATGGTAGACTTACTGGTGAACAAGTAACTAGATTTTATGCTCAAAGAAATAAACGTGATACATTACTTTCTGATACAATGGAAAACCAAGCTCTTAAAGAAAATCAACAGGGACAAACTAATGCCCCTGTTGTTTTAAATAATACAAGTAAAACTGATACAACTTCTTTTACTCCTAATGCTACTGATCCAAGACCAAAAAATAATTCTTTCGAAAGAAAGATAAATGCTGTAGCAGATTTTTAGTCTTCGTTAGCTAACTTAGCAAAATAACTTAATGAGTCATCCTCATCTTCTTCAGCCTTTGCTTCTACCTTCTTAGGAGGAGTAACTGCCTTTGGTTGATCTAAGTCAACATCTTCAGCTTTTCTTAGATTAGAACCTGTAGCTGTAAGAACCATTTCTAACTTCTTCTTAAGCTCATCATAGCTCTTAAAGTTCTTTGGATCTGTAAACTCAACTAAAGAATGTTGATTCTCCCACATCTTCTCTAAAGCATCATCATCATCCATTAACTTACTAATAGAATCAAACTCAGACTTATCGTAGTTGCGATATCCT